CCTCTCGAGACGGACTACCTTCCGGGTGCGTCGACCTCTGCGTCGTCGACCGTCTGGCCGGCGCCCAGTCGGTTCATCTTCTCCTTGATGGCATCGAGCTCACGCTCGAGATGCTGGCGGTACATGACCTGATCGTCGAGGTTCTCCGAGTCGTCGGAGATCCCCGGGTAGATGGCGTCACCCGACAGGTCGAGTCCGCACGGGACGACCTCCTGGCCGGACTCGTTGTGGATCGTCACCGGCCACGGCGTCCGCTTCGGCACGACGCCGTGCTGCGGGTCCTGCACCGGCCAGTTCGGGTCGTTCAGCGAGACCACGTCGGCCACGTAGGAACCGTACAGCACACCCAGGCGGGCGATCTCGGCCTCCCGCTTGTTGATGTAGCCCTGCTCCTTGGAGTCCGAGAACTTGGTGAACTGTCCCGGACGGGCCCGGGGGTCGCCCCACCAGATCCGGATGAGCTCGAACGGCACCAGCGCGGACTTGCCCGGCTGGATGGTGAACCGGCGCTTGCCGTGGATGAGCTCCAACGGCTCGCTCGGGTGGTCGTTCCGCAGGCGGAACGTGTCACCGGAGTCGATGACGGTCGTGGACGGGGTGGCCATGGCTACTGCTTCGCGATCAGTGCCCAGACCAGTGCGGTGCCGCTCGAGATGGTCACGGCCTGCAGGGCGGTGCCGATCACCTGGCCGACCACCAGGGTCCCGGAACCGTCCTTGGCGCAACCGGCGGTGGCCGCCGACTGGATGAGCGACGTCCCGACGACGGTCGTGGCATCGCACAGCACCTGGGCGACCCCGGTGACCAGCACCTGGGCGACGGAGCCGGGGGCGATGGTCGTCCCGTTGCCGTCATTGACGGTCTCCCCGCCGACGATGACGCCGAGGCAGAGCTTGTCCCCGGTGGTGGACGACGGGATCACGGTCGGCGGGGTGGCGCGGGCGCCGGTCCCCGGGCCGGCGTAGCCCTTGAGCTCGACGAGGGTGCCGATGGGCGAGTTGCCCGACACGGACGAGTCGATCTCGACGTCGAGGATGAGACCACCGATGACCGGGAGGTTGAAGTACCCGGCCCCGGTGGGGTTGGTAGCGGAAGCGGTAGGCATCTGTGTCTCCTCGGCTCAGGCAGTCAGCGCCGTGAAAGCGCCCTGCCGCTGGATGTTGGAGCAGGAAGCGTTGCCGGCCCACACGAGGAGCGAGGTCATGGCGTCCTGGTTGGGCGGCTTCACGAAGTCCTGCACGTAGAAGTTCGCCTTGTCGTTGACGATGAGCTCCCAGTAGTTCTCGTTCAGGAAGGCGAGGCCGTTGGTGGGAGCGTGGTCGTCCTGCAGCCACGGCACGTTGTTGAACACGAGGTTCGTGAACCCGGTCTGGGCCAGCTGGGTGTCCTGGCCGCCCGGCTGCTGCGGGAACTGCTGGAAGGGCTGGTTGAGGGCCCAGTAGCGGCTGTAGTTGTTCTTGTCCCCGACGATCACGGTCGGCACCTGGCCGCCGGACTGGCAGGACACCCACAGGGCGTTCAGCTTGGCCAGGGTCATCGTCGTGGTCGACGAGTCGACCTGCGCCTGCCACCACGGGTTGGCGCTCTGGGAGATCCCGCCGTAGTTGCCGGTGGTCGTCAGGGCCTCGTAGATGCCGTCGATGGCCTGCGGGTTCGAGCCGGTCGAGAAGATCCCGTAGCCGAGGAGGTCCGCCAACTGCATCTCGGCCTGCTTGAACTGGCTGGCCAGGTAGTCCGCGATCTTCATCGGGGAGTCGGCCTGCAGCTGGGTGAGACCGTCGACCGTGACGTTCCCATACGCCTGCTTCCACGCGAAGACGGAGTTCTGGATGGTGTCCGACTGCGGCACCGACAGGGTCTGCGGACCCGTATACCAGCCACCACCCGACATCGGCGTGTACATGAGCGGCTGCTCGATCTGGAAGCCGCCCTTCTCGATGATCTTCTGCATCCGGTTCCACCGGAAGAAAAGGACGTTCGAGCCGTAGACATTGTCCACGATGACGTCCCGGATAATCCGGCGAGACAGTGCGGTGACTGTCGTGGTGCCGATTGCGGTGACCATGTTTCCCTCTCAGGTTCTATTGAGTTCCACCGAGGGCTGAAATCTCCTCGGCAAGTTTCTTGGCTACATCACTCCACCCGGCGGGCTTCGCCTGCTTCGGCGGGGTCCGACGTGTTGCACCACCACCACCCGACAACGCACTCAGGCTGCGCTGCCGCTTGGTGTCCTCGGCTGCGGGGTCCTTCTTCGGTGTTCCAAGAACCTTATCCCGCACACCCTCGGCCGTCATGGATCCGATCTCCATGGCGCGCACGAGTCCCTCGACGGGGTCGCCGGGGAAGTTGGCCATCACACCGGGGACGTTCACGGTGGAGGCGGTGTGGAGGCGGACGTGGTTGATGTCCTCCTCCGTGAAATCCGGGTGCATCTCCTGGAACCGGTGCACGGCGTTGGCGATGTCCTGCTCCCGCTGGCGGTGGAGGGCATCGGCCTGGACCTGCTCCACCGTGCCGGTTGCCACCTGCTCGGTGCGGGCCGTCTGCGCCTTGAGGGCCTGGACCTCGCGCCACAGGGCGACGGTGGTCTCGTCGTCGGGGTCGATGTAGTCGGGGAGATCCGCCGGCTTGTCGACCTCGGCATCGGCGTCGACCACCGGGGCGGGCGGCTGGGCCCGGCCCTGCTTCTGCTCGAGGTAGCCGTTGACCTGAGCGGCGAGCTCGGGGTCGTTGATGAGGAGTTGCCTCAGATGGAGGAGGGAGTCGGCCTCGAGCTCGGTGAGGGGTGTTCCCTTGAGCTCGAGCCGGCCGGAGTGTGCGCCGCGGCCCACCGGTCCATCATCTTCGCCGCCCGTTCCGTCGCCGCCTGGTCGTCCCGTTCCATCTCTGCCACCATCCAGCGCGTCATCTGCAGATGGGCCGCCGTCCACGGATCCATCGTCGGTCTCCTCCGGGTCGGTCTCCTCGGTGGCGAACCCCTCGACGCGGCCGTTACCGGTGTAGGAGAACCCTGCCTCGAGGAGCTCGTCGATCATGGACTGTGACTCTGCATCGAGCCCGCCGTCGAGCTCGTCACCATCGGCCATCATGCACCTGCCTGTTCAGCCAACGTCCGACGTACCTCGTCGGGCGGGAGATTCATCGGCTTGGAGACACCGCCGGGCTGGGTCGGCGCCTCGGGTGCGCCGCCGCCGGGCATCGCCGGGTTGGGTGCGCCGCCGCCGGCGGGGCCACCGGCCACTCCCATGCCTGCCGGGGCCCCGCCGGGCGAACCCCCGGGAGCGCCAGGGGGAGTCGGCGGGCCTCCCTGTCCTGGCGCTCCACCGGGGGCACCTTGAGGCTTCGCCGGCGGCTGGTGAAGCCTCAGTAGAACGATCTTCTGCAGCTTGTCGAGAAACTGGATGTCGGCGTCGGGCGCGGCCATGCAGTTCGCGATCGGCCCGATGAGGGCCTGCAGTCCTTCCTGGAAGGACCCCGGGACGTCCGACTTCGCCACGGACTAGGGCTTGACGTCGGTGGGCTTGTTGGCCGCGGGGGCCTGGGCGTTGAGCTCGGAACCGTAGCGGCTCTGGGTCTGGCCCTGCTGCTTGACCTGCGTGCGTCCCACCTTGGAACCCTGGCTGGTCGGCTGGTCTGCCATGTGACTCTCCTCGTGTCGGTACTGCGTGATCCTGCGGGTCCGAGGGTGCCGGCCGGGAGGGTGGAAGATCGTTCTCCCCCGGCCGGCTATCCCTCAGTGACTACTTGCGGCCGTGCTTCCGACCACCGCGCTTGTGTCCACGAGCCATCTTGCCACCCCCCTTCCTGCCGGTTCTCCGAGACTCGGAGAGCGATGCGGCGACTGCCTGCTTCTGCGGGTAGCCGCTGTGCATCATTTCGGAAATGTTCGATGACACGGTGGAACGGGACTTGCCCGGCGCCAGTGGCACGTCTACTTACGTCCCTTGCGCTTCATGTTCCGCTTCATCGACTTCATCGCCTTCTTGCCGCCGGGCTTCTTGGTGATGATGTCCGAGAACGAGTTGCTACGTGCCATCAGTCGAAATCTCCATCCTCATCCATCGCGGCCATCGCATCCTGTCGGGCATACGGGTCGCAGATCAGTTCGGTCGAGTCCCCGCCGAACCTCGGGAAGCCATCCTTGGCAGACGGCGGTCGGTAGCCGGGGCCGTTCCCGTTGGCCCGCACGCGGGCTCCGGTCTCGGTGATCTCCGGCCTGCCGTTCGCAACCATGACGTCAGTCTGCCCGAACCGCGGCCCGGAGTCCAGCATCCCCCGTCAAGGCTGGGGAGAAGCGACCGGGCGGGGGGCGAATCCGGTTCCGTTGGCACCGTTCCACGGGCCCCATCCACCGATGGCGATGTCGACGAGGTAGGCCAGGAAGGATGCCATGAACCAGATGAACCATTGGACGGAGAACAGCATCCCGGAGGAGGCGGCACCGGCGATGATGCCGAACACGGCGAGAACGATTGCAGCGAGTAGGAACAGGGAGAGTCTCATGGGCCGAGTCTCTACCCATTCTGAATCGAAAGCAATCGGCCTCGCGCGCATCAGTTACCGCGGACGTAAGCAGGGACTCTCGCGGTTAGCAATCGGTCATTCGACCAGAGGGCAAGCCGCCCGGAGGGCGGTGCGGCAGTGGTCTTTCCCGCTCGCTTCGCTCGCTCAGCGGATCCCGCATCCTCACCCATTTCTCAGAGCCGCATCTTGCCGCGAGCGCACCAGGACTTTTCCCCCGACACTGTCGGTTGGGCGCGCACCGAGGGCCCTGCAACGGGTAGTAACACCGGTCGTGGAGACCCGGGCGGAGGGGCTATCGGGAGGGGTCCGCACCTTCCGACACACCCTGGGGATATGCTGGGGAAGGATACGAAACCCGGCAGGTCTTGTACTCCCGAACGATCCCCCGCCATCCGTGGTGGGGGATCTTCGCGTCTGCAGTTGCTGGCCTACTCAGATGTTGGTCTCCGCCTCCCACTTGCCGTAGTAGGTGCCGTCCTCGTCCTGTTGCCAGGAGTAGACGTGGTTCTCGAACTTGGAACCGGGAGCCGCAGGGACCTCTACGAACAGTCCCTTGAGCGGAACCTCCACGCCGTCGAACGGTCCTCCTCGGAGCAATGCGTGAGTTGGTCTGGTGTCAGTGTTCATGACCTGTTCCTGGTCCTTTCGCTTGTGGTTTTCCGACGCTTCCCTTGGCCTGTGAAGCTGCTGCCGCCGCCGCTATCTGTTGCTGCTGCATCCGCTGGAGCACCGCCTCCCAGTCGGTGACCTGATGGGCCTGCAGGACAAACTGCTGGTCGACAGCGTGCATGGCGAACAGGGCGTCGGCTTCCGCGATGCGGGCCTGCCGGGAGGTCGGTCGGTCCGACCCGGCCGAGACGTTCAGCGAGAACGTCAGGGGGGTCAGGTCGTACTTGCCCGTCTCCATATCGCGACTCGGGGAGTAGAAGTGCCTCGAGGCGAGGAGCAGGGACGTGTCCGCACCCTTGTCGCCCACGATCGCCACCACCCGGGGGGTCGTGTAGTTCTGGGCGATGAGATGGCAGAGCAACGTGCCCGACGTCGTGAGGGCCAGTTCCATGTTCCGCTGGCTGGCCCGGATGGACACGAACCCCGCCTCCTGGGCCGACTGCATCGTCTGGGCCGCCTGGCGACCGGTGGACAGTGCGCCCTTCTGGGCCTGGCTGAGACCGGAGATGTTCTCCATGATCTGCCGCCAGAGGTTGATGAGACCCATGACGTCACCGGACATCTGCGGCGGCGGGAGCCACGAGGGCTTGGCGCCCTGCGTGTTGGCCACGGCCGAGTCCATGGTCAGTCGGGCGCCGGCCCGGTTGATGATCTGGGTCCGTCCGAGACCGGAGTTGGCGACGTCCATGAAGATCGGGTTACCGGTGAGCTCGGCCGAGCTCTGCATGGCTTGGAGCAGGCGGTCGATGGCCACCTGGCACGGGGCCAGGTACGTGACGATGGGCACCGGCCAGAACTCCCCGGTCTCGTCATCGACGTAGCGCGAGTACGGGTGGTGGTTGTGCTGCCACAGGTCGGTGGCCGTGGTGTCGAGCAGGACGTGACGGCCGGAGTAGACCACGACGCGCCATTCGTCGGAGACCACCATCTCGGTCTCGCCCTGCAACGGGTCGGTGGTCTTGCGCTCCGAGACGACGTTCTCCCGGATCCAGCACTCGTAGACGTTGACGCCGTCCATGAGCACGTCCTCGGCCGGCTGAGTGCCCTGTCCCGGCCGGCCCCACGGCGTCCCCTCGTTGCCGGGGATGTTGCCCGGGACCACCATGCGGTCGGCCATGTTGCCGTTCGGCGTCGGGCGGCGGGGCAGTGCCCCGGTGTCCCCGGTCATGGCCGCGTCCTCGAGGAGCACCCGGGAGGTCTCGGGGAACTTCCGCTCGAGCTCGTCGTAAGTCATGCGACGGACCTCGAACAAGTAGCTCAGGTCGTCCATGCTGGTCGCGTTGGGATCGGGGTAGATCAGCCACGGGTCGATCCGCTTGAGCGTCACGTCACCGAGTCCCCCGGCCTGACCGGAGTCCCAGCACGACTTGAGGATCCCCGCACCGCACAGGGCCGAGTCCCACAGGATCAGCGTCTGCTGGCGATACCACCCCTGGGTCTGCCACGACGAGGCGAGGAGGAGCTCCATGTGGTGGGAGACCTTCTGCTCGAACTGGGCGTACTGGCTCTGCGGGTCGACGGCCGGGTAGACGGTGAAGTCCACCTTCTGGTCGGTCATCCAGGCGATCCGGTTACGGATGATCGGGTAGATTTCCGAGTCCTTCACCCCGGACCCGGGACGGAGCGACGACCCCGATCCGCGGTTGAAGGTCAGTCGGTAGTTCCGGACCCACTCCGCATGGCGGGAGGCCTTGGCGTCCTTGGCCTGCTGGTAGAGCTCGTCCAGCTTGGCCGTAAGCAGGTACATCTCGAACTCGTCGAGCTCGGCCTCATCGGGAGCGATCATGGTCATGGCTGAATCCCTGCTTTCGACTTCTCCTCTTTCATGCGGTCAATATCCGCATCGGTGATTCCACAGGCGTCCTTGTCGCGGTAGTCGACGGGTTGGATGTCGACCGCCATCCCGGACTCCCTCGACTGGCGCTCGGACTCCCGGGCGAACTCACTCTTGAGCTCAGCCATCGACCCGACGTACTTGCCGACCGAAGGGTTGTAGCCGCCGGTGAACGAACTGGCCTGCGTGCGAACCCTCCATCGACGGCGGCTCGAGAGGCCGCAGTTGGGGCACGGGTGGCGGTCGCCACGCTGCATCGTCTCGAAGTGACCGCACGAGTCGCACATGTACTCATAGAAGGGCATCAGTACCCACCGTCATCCATCGCGTCCCACCATGGAACTCCCCCGATGTCGTTGTGCTGCCGCGGCGCCACAGCGGCAGGCGGCTCGAACACGTTGCCGGCGAGCTCGAGCTTGTAGGACTGGAACATCTCATCGGGGTCACGGGCACCCTCGAGCTCGAGGCAGATGGTCCCGACCGCGATGGCCAGCGACGTGACCGCGTCGTCCTTGCCCTTCTCCGACGCCGGTCCGAGTTCGCCATAGCGCAACGATACATAGTTGGCCATCTGGTCGTAGGTGACCTCGTCGTGAATCGTGAGCATCTTCTGTCCGAGCAGGTCGATCACGAAGGCGATGGCCATCTGCTTGCGCTGCCAGTTCATCGACCACCCGAAGGAGTTGGTCATCGACCCGGGCAGGCGGTCGGCCTGCCGGTAGCGCCAGACGTTCGGGTAGAACATCTTGGACGTGAGGATGTTGATGGACGAGAGCCCACCACCCTCGATCTCGCAGTTGACCGTGGCCGTGTTGTAGTAGTACCCGAGCTCGGCCAGGCGGTCCGCGAAGGCCACCGGCTCGCAGTGCCCGTGCCAGACGGCCACCTGCTCGAACGTGTGGCGGTTGAGCACCTGGATACAGGCGGGATCCCCCCACGTCGTCCGGGTCGGGTCGCCGGCCACGACGTACTTTTGGGACGGGTGCGGGTGCTTGAAGATCGTCAGGTTGGTGGTCGAGTCCTTGTGGAACCGGCCCTGGGGCTGGGTCGGGTCCCGGATGGGCGAGATATACCCCTGGGATCCCTTGCGCTCGTCGTAGCACTCGTCGAGCCGGTCGAGCGGGAAGATGTTGCGGCCGGTGGTCAGGAACGCCTCGTGGTCGTCGTTCGGGTACTCCTGCTGGAACTGGGAGACGTCGTTGCCGC